CCGCATCTCGGAGCTGACCGGTGTGGAAGCCCGGCTGGCCGAGGCGAACAAAGCACTGAGCGATGCCAAGACCGTCATCGCGGGTAAGGACGCCGCCATCGGCAATCTCCAGAAAGACCTCGACAGCGTAACCGCCCGGTTGCAGGTCTATGAGCAGAAAGAGGCCGACGCCAAGGCAAGCGCCATTGAGAACTTCTTGCAGAAAGCCGTGGACGAAGGCAAGATAGAGGCGGACGCGGTGCCCGGCTGGAAAGAGATGGCCGCCACGAACTTCCAGTTGGTGCAGGACACCATCGGTTCGATTCCCGCCCGCGAGAAAATCAGCGAGCAGATTGCCACCGACCCCGACAACGCCAAAGCGGCAGCCGATGCCTTGAAGAGTGCCGGACAGAAAATCGCCGAGCAGGTCGAAGCCGTCGTAGGCAAAGACTTCCAGTTCAAGAAACTGCAATAACCCCGTCCGGTGGGAGACGTACCATCCCGCCACCTTGATACACATAAACTGATTTGCCGGAAGTGGTTTACCGCTTTGAGTCGATGCTCCCTGTTCGCGGCCGAGATTCTAACCCAGAAAATCACTAACACAATGGCAGATACAGTAACTTTCTTACAGAACGGCTATGCCGGAGAGGTATTGGAGGACCTGCTCACCTACACGGCGCAGGGCAACGACACCTACCGTGAGGGGCTGATACACATCAAGTCCGGCATCCAGCACAAGTACACCTTGCCGGCCATCCGGTTGGGAGACATCATTCAGGACAACGTGCCCACGCCCCAGAGCTCGCACGGAGCCAAAGGCGAAAACGGCGAGAACGAATACCAGTTCACGGAACGCCATCTCGAACCCGCCGAGTTCATGGTTTACCTCGAATTCAATCCGCGCGACTTCGAGGCGTACTGGAAATTCGCGCAGCCGACGGGCAACCTCGTCTTCCGCGAGCTCGACCCCAAGTTGCAGGCCACGATGCTGCGCCTTCTGATGGACAAGAAAAACGAGTTCATCGGCAATGCCATCTGGACCTCGGCCAAGGGCGGTGCGGCCGCCGCAGGCATCACGGCTCCCGCCGGTGCCGTGCAGATCGGAGCCGGCAAGGAGAAATACTTCGACGGGGTCGTCAAGCGCATCATCGACAACGTGAACGCCACCGATGCCCAGACCGTCGCAGGCGGCCAGTGCATCGTCTCCGGTACGACAGAGCTCAAGGACGGTGCTGCGGTCGAGGCGGCCCTCTACTCGATGTGGAAGAAATGCCCCAAGCAGATCCGCAAGCGGTCGGGCCTGAGCATCGTCATGGGCTGGGAAGCGTGGGACGCCTACGACCAGTATATCACCGACAAGATGGTAAAATACTCCGAGAACAGCGAGGTAAACCGCTACCGTTTCAAGGGTAAGCGCATCATCCCCATCACGGGCGTACCGGAGCACACCATTGTCATGGGCAACTTCACGTCGGGCATGGATTCCAACCTGTGAAGTTGCCCA